CCCGGGATCACTATATGCAGGAGCGGGAGAACAGCGCCGCGGCCTCCACATCACTCGCCGACCAGAACGTCGTGTCCGACACAGTTTCAACGTCGATGACACGGGCCGGGGAACTAGAGGCGCCATCCTCAACAAGGGCGACGCCGTCAGTGATGTAGGACTCCACCTTAGTGAACCGGTCGCCATAATCGAAGCGCACATCCTCATTGAAGAACTCAACAATGCTCTCCCAGCGATCCCTATCGAAGGCGTCCGACCCGCAGAGAGCCTGCCACGCCTCAAGCGGCTCACTGTAGGCAAGTTCAGTCGAGGCGAGGACAGCCTCTAGATCATCCATGACAACCGAGTTGGACAGCAAGTCGTGCGCCACGACAGTGAACGCATCAACCTCACCGACACCAGCCGAGACAGTGACATCACTACTCCCGTAGGAGAGTCGCATCACCATCTCGCCGGCACGCACGGTGACATCGAAGCCGCCCGCGTACCCGAGAGCCAATGCGCGGCGGGCCAGCGGGAAAGCAAGCAGGGCCACAGCCTTGTCAGTGTCACTGGTGATAGCGACAATGTCATCACCAGTCTTGACGACATAGTCACCATTGTCCATCTCGACGTGGGAGTCACCGACGCTAACGCCATCAGTGTCAAACAGGTAGTCAATTCCCCACTCGTCCAGCCGGTCCGTAATGTCGGTGGGAATAGACAGCATGGCGATGTCCTCAGCGGAGAGTTCGTCCTGGTCGCTGTAGCCGAGGCCAAGGTTAAGGAAGGCGGCAACCTCGTAGGGCTTCATGTCGTTGCTGGCCGCGTACTGGGCGATGGTGGTCATTGTGTGATCCTTTCTTTGTGGGGCTGTCCGCCCCGTGCTGATGACTTAACTATACACACACCTGCGCAGGGCTGGTCAAGCCGAATCAAGCATCAATCTGCGTGACCTACATCATAGAACACACGTCCGAACAACACGCACCCCCAAACGCAAGACGCCCCCAGGCCACACACAGTGACCCAGAGGCGCCAAGAAGAAAGAGGCTATCAGCGGCGACGCGACCACCACACAGACAGCCCCAGGCCAAGCACCACAACCACAGCACACACCAACACAACCTCACGGTCATAGTCGCTCTTGACGCCAGAATCCACAGAACCAACAACCTTGCCCCGACTAGAAGAACTCGGCATATCAACAGGCTCATCCACAACCGCGCTCGACGCAGTCGAGTGCACACCCTCCGTAGAGACACTAGAAGGCGAGGTAGTGGGTGCACTGGCCCCATCAATGGCGACACGCTCCACATAGGACACGGACCCGTCACCACCAACAAGGAAAGACCGGCCCCCACCAACACCAGAACCAGTAGCGTCCCAGAAGCAAGGACCCACCGGCTGATCCTCAGACACACACCCCGGCACACCAGACACATCCACGCGGGCGCCACTACCAGACAGCACCCACCCACCAGCAGGACTATCAGACTCGCCAGCATACGCGGGCGCACAACCACCAAAAGCAGCCAGACCAACCATCACACCAGCAGCAGCACGCATCACCTTACGCACATCAATCATCCTCTCAAGATCACCCCACACACAGGGGCCGAATCGCTGACACCACACACCATACGCCACACCAACAGGATCACGTCAACCCACCACACACAACACAACACGTGACCTACACCATCGAACACACGTACACACAAGCACACACGCAACACACACACACGCGCGCGACTACACCACAACCACACAACAACACAAACAACAAGAACACAAACAGCACTCAACGCTCCGACCAGCACAAACACCAAAAACAACAACAACGAAATAACCAATGCAAGAAAAACAAACCCCAGCAACCCCAGGGGATAACCCCCCCGCCACCCTCTTACCGACCGCTACGCCTCTTAGGCGCTCGGATTGCGTGCAGGTTTGGGAAGTGAGGTTGGCCCCTCAAAGCCTGTCTGTGGGGCTCTGAGGGGCCTTCTCGGGGGTGATTAGGTGGTTTGCTGAGTGCAGCACTCGTCGAGCGTCACGCCGCCTTCCGGCCGGCGGCCCATTTGATGGTGTCGCGTTGGCTGACGCGGAAGGTGGGTGGTGTGTCGTAGCGGTTCCAGTAGATGTGGCCTTTGCGGGCGGCGTTGTGGATGAGCTTGTAGTCGATGCCTGTGAGGGTTTCGGCTTGACGGAGGGTGATCATGTCTGGGTGGAGGGTGTAGACGGGTTCGGCGGCCATTAGCTGTTCCTTTCTGTGTGCTGTTTCCATGCGCGGTAGATGCCGAGGTGGCCTTGCTGGGGGGCTACTCCGTTGCCGAGGAGGCGGCGTTTTGCTGCGTCGCTGATGTCTTGGTTGGTGATGTAGCCGGTGGGGAGCCCCATGAGGTGTTCCATGACGAGGATGGTTCCTTTGTGACACATTTGGTAGAGGCTTCGCCCGTGGCCATTGCCGTTGTTGTGCTTGGTTTTCTGGGCTTGGAGCCAGGTTTCCCATTCTTGCGCTGTGCGCCCCCATCCCATGTCTACGACGGTGGGTGTTGGGAATGCGGGGTTGGTTGGCGTGTAGGTGGGCTCGTTTGCTGTGGCGCGTTCTGGGTGGCCGAGTTTGTGGGCGTAGATGAATACGCGGTCGCGACGGTGGGGGAGTCCTGCCTCGTGGGCTTTGGCTCGCGCCCAGCTGGTGGTGTATCCGGCGTCCCAGAGCTCTTGGTTGATGGCGTTGGCGTACTTTTCGGCTTGGGGGACGTTTTCAACGATGACTTCGGTGGGCTGTACGGCTCGGACGACGTTCATGCAACTGTGGAAGAGGCCACTGCGGGTGCCGTTGAGTCCGGCTTGCTTTCCAGCGCGAGACAGGTCCTGACAAGGGAAGCCGAAGGCTACGATGTCACTTTTGTAGTCGAGGAGGTTGGGGTCGTTGACGTCGTTGTGGATGGCGGCTGCGGGGTGATGGTGTGCCAGTACCTGGCGTGCAGGCTTGTAGTTGTCGCATACGGCGTCGATGGCTTGTGGGCCGAATGCGGCTTGGATGGCGAGCTCTAGGCCTCCGTAGCCTGAACAGAGACTGAGGATGCTCATATTGTGTTCCTTTCGGTGTGCTGATGACTGGAGTGTAGACACGGTTGGGCGTGGCTATCAAGCCTCCTTGGGGGTCCAGCCGAGATGGTTCAGTCTGGAGTAGTCTCCTTCGCGTTCGAGGAGGACGTGGCCGGTGCGGCCTTCCCTGTTTTTGGCGACGTGGATGTCGGCGCGGGTCCAGTCGGTGACTCCGTTCTCGTGGGGGCAGGAGAGGAGGAGGACGACGTTTGCGTCTTGTTCGATGTTGCCTGACTCGCGGAGGTGGCTGAGCTGGAGTTCGCCGCCTGGGGTCTGCTCTGCCTGTCTGCCGAGCTGGGCGATGGCGAAGATGGGGATTTGGAGGTCTTTGGCGAGGTTCTTGAGGGTCCTGGTGTATTCGCCGATGAGTTCCCAGCGGGCTCGCCTGTCGCCGGGGGCGGCGTTGATGAGGCCGATGTAGTCGATGAATGCTGCTGTGAGTCCGTGTTGGCGGTGGAGGAGGCGTGTGGTGGCTACGAAGTCTCCGATGGTGAGGTTGGCGCGGTCGTCGAAGTGGATGGGTAGCTGCCGGAGGTGGGGGGCTGCTGCGGTCATGCGGGCTTGTTCTTCGGGTGTGGGGTGGCGTCGGCGGGTTACTGCGTCGCCGGGAACGTTGGCGATGTTGGCCATGATGCGTGACCAGAGTTCGCGGCCACCCATTTCGAGTGATGCGAAGTAGACGTGGCCGGTGTCGGCGAGCTCTGCGGCGGCTTGGAGGGCTGCGAGGGTTTTTCCGACGCCGGGTCGTGCGGCGAGGACGTAGAGGCCGCCTGGTTTCCAGCCTCCGATGATGTGGTTGAGGTCTGGCCAGGGGGTGGGGGTGAATGGTGTTGCTTTGGTGGTGAAGTCGGTGATTTGGGTGAGGCAGGTGTCGTTGTTGACGAGGGTGGTGCTGCCGGTGCTGACTTGGTTGAGGAGTTCGCGGATGCTGGCTTCTGCGTCGCTGGGGTCTCCTCCTGCTTCGATGATTTGGAGGCCGCGGGTGCAGGCGTCTGCGAGGTGTCGGCGTGCGTTGTCGTCGATGAGTTTGTTGGCGTGGACGCCTGCGAGGTTGATGTGGCCTCCGTGGACTCCGTTCATGGTGTCTAGGAGGTAGTCGGGGGTGACGTGTGCGGTGGTGATTGAGGGGAGTTTGTCGAGTAGTAGGTCTGGGGTGAGTCCTTGGCCGGGGTTCTTCTGCTTGTAGTCTTCGATGAGTTGCCAGATGGCTGCGTTGCGGGTGTCTGCGAAGTGGTGGGGGTGGATGTTGTCGAGGTCGATGAGGGCGTTGCGGTCGCCGCTGAGGGCGATGCCGATGATGGTGGTTTCGGTGTTCATGGTGTGCTGGGGGTTGGTGGGGGCCTGCTGGTGTTGCGGGCCTCCGTGGGTATTTGCTGTCTTGTTAGCCTACGATGAGGTGGCGGTTGGTGGCGATAAGGGCGCAGACGGCGTGGTAGGCGAGCATTGCGATGGTTTCTTCGCGGTCAAGTAGGTCTACCTTTTTGAGCGAGGGCAATAGTGGCCAGTATGGGGCGGCGTTGCCGAGTGCTTCAATGAGGAGCGCGATTCGGATGGCGGGATTGATGCCCATGTCTAGGCTTCCGATTGGAGCGCGCCGGTGGAGGTTGAGTTCTGCGTAGTCGGAGATGATTGTTGCGCCGGCACGGTTGGCGCCATCGCGCATGTTGTCAAGTTCTGCGAGGCAGAAGGAGGTGATTTTTGTGGCTTCTTCTTTGATGTCTTGTGCGGTGAGGCTTGTGCGGAGTAGTGGCTTGGGGAGTGTGGTGGCGGATTCGATGTTCCAGCAGAGGGTTGCTACTGCGTCTGTGACGGTTATGAGGTTGAGGGTGCGGTTGGTGTCGTAGTCGCCTGGCTTGCCGTCGGCATGGATGGAGTGGAGGGTGTCGTAGATTGCTTGCTTGCGTTCTTCGATGGTGTGGGCGGCCATCGCCTGCTTCCTTTCGGTTGTGCTGATGGTTGGAGTGTATATGGGGTTGGGTGGGGTTGTCAAGCCTTGTGGGGGCGGAAGTTAAACTCATGCCCCCACAAGGCTGGCGACCTGCAACTTTGTCGTCTCCGCCAAAATTACAGCCCCTAGAGGTTGGCCTCATCGGCACTCCGGTGGGGTGCGCCTGACGCAGGTCGTCTGTCAGGCGCGGCCGGTGTGGCGGTCTAGGTATGCCTGCTGATCGACCCACCCAGGGTCGCCAGGGAGCCCCATGCTGGGCTTCCAGAAGTTCACGTACGGGGCGGGATCGATGCCGTGGTCGATGCAGGCGTACCAGAAGTCTTCCTTGGTGGCTACCTTGCCGGTGGCAGGGTTGATGGCTGGGGCGGGGGAGCCTGTAGAGGGAGCCGGGGTGTCGAGTTCATCCTCCCAGCTGCCTGCGCGAAGCCACGTGGCGGGGTAGGGGATGTACTGAGGCTCGGTACCCTTGGCTTTCCATGCGGCCTTCTGGCGCTGGAGGCTGTCGAGGAGTTCCTTGGGGGTTACTCCGCGCTTCAGGGCTGCCCGGTACGCTTTCTCGGCGTCGAGCTTCTTGACCTTCTTGGGGTAGTGGGGCCACCACTCCGTGAAGCCATCTGCGGGCTTCTCTGCGGGCTGGGCGGGCGCCTCAGGGGTAGGGGTGGCCGGTGCGGGTGCTGGCGCGCTCGCGGGCACCTCAGGGGCCTCCTCGCGGGCGTATCCGCGCTCGGCGTCTTCGCGGCGGCGCATAGCGGAGTCGTCCCAGCCATCGATACGCCACGGGTGCCAAATGTAGAGGGTGGCAATCTTCTCATTGTTGCTGAAGCGCGGGACACGAGTGATGACGCCGAGCTCTTCGAGGACGTTGAGGGAGCTCTTTACGGCGGTCTTGCTGGCGCCGATGTCCCGAGCGAGCCCCTTGATGGAGGGCCAGGCGCAGAGCTGGTCGTTGTACTCGGTGTGGATGTTGACGCGGTTGGCGATAGCGATGGCTGTGAGGCGTCCGTTGCCCTTGATCTTCTCAGGGAGGTTGAGGGCTTGCATGATCGCAGTGAATGACATATGCTGTCACTACCTTTCTTGTGTGTGGGGGCCAGCCTTGTGATGGGGGCTGGCCCCCTTTGGGTTTGTCAGATGGTGTAGGAGCCGTTGAGGAAGCCGTTGATGAGGTCTTCCTGGCCCTTGCCTGTGATGAGCGTGGTCACGGACTCAATGAGCCTTCCACCGGGAAGGTGGATGGGTCGCACCTGGGGTCGGACGAGCCCCTGCTCGATGCGACGCTGCGTGGGCTGGTTGCCGCAACGGCCCGTACCCTTGGTGACCCACTGGTTGTCTCGGAGCCACTGGTAGAGGCGCTTCTCTCCGATGTTGACGCCGTGTGAGGCGAGGATGCGGGCGACGTCGCGGACGAGGAGGTCTCCGTCGCCGGCGGTGATGACCTTGCCGAGGGTGGTTGCGGGCTTGTCGGCCTCGATCTGAGCTTCAGCGGCCTCAGCTCGGGCTGTGGCGGCCTCGATGGTCTTCTGCGCCTCAATGAGGGCGTAGGCCATGAGCTCAGGGCCAGTGAGCTGCTTGCTGGGCTTGGTCTCGGCCTCGCGGGTGCGCACAGCGAAGTACGCCTGTGCTGCGGCAACCTCTTCCTTGTGTGGGTCGCCGTTCATGGCTACGAGGTAGCTGGCGAACCGGGAGAGGTGGTAGTCCTTCTGTGCTGGCCCACGGGAGGCGGAAACTTTCCCGGCTCTGGGAAAGTTTTCCTCAACGTTGGTGTTCTGGGCTTTGGCTGAGGTGATGGCTCGCTCAACAGCACCTTCGAAGCGCTCCCACTTCTGGTAGCCGAGGAGGGGCATGAGGTCTCGTGCGGACCAGTACTCGGTGCCGTCCTCGCGGACCTGTCGGATAGTGTCGAAGGGGGAGTTGGTGGGGACGACGATGTCAGTCATTTTTGGCTCCAATCTTGGCTTGTCGGTCGTTGCGAGGCTCACTCTAGCACACAAAAACGACCCCCGCAAGCGAATGGAGCCCAAAGACTTGCGGGGGTCTACAACGACGCCTCTAGTGTACTTCACGGGGGGCCGTACCTCCAAGGGGGTAGGTCGGAATCCGGCCTAGGGTAGGTCGGAATCCGGCCATAGAACCTCAAAGAGAACCTCAAAGAGAACCTCTTACGCCCTTCGGGCTCGTGTGTGCGGCTCCGCTTCGCTCCGACCGTCGGACCGTTGGTCCTTGGTCGTCGCCCTGGCCTGTGGGCCAGTTGGTCCACGAGAGCAAGGACGAGGAGATGGTTCGTTGGCTAGTCACGTACCTGGCTCTAGTTGATCCTTGGTTGCCTGGTCGACTTGGAGCGTTCAGAGACTCCTTCGTTGTCATTGCCCTTCCTCCTTGACTGAGATGGAACGCGACTTCTTCTCCTTCCTTGCTCTAGAGCCAGGTAGAGGGTTGGGTTGTGGTTACGTTGGGTTGATCGTCTCTAGCTGGTCAGCACTCACCAGAGAGGGTTGGGCCTCGGCGGCGCGGCTTGCGGCTGGCCGCGTGCGCCACGGGGAGGCCATCAGGAGCTCCATCAGCGGCCGAACAGGGTTGGGTGTGTGTGCCGCCCTGGGTGGGGTGCTGAAATGCGCTCAGATTGGCTCCTGCGACTTCGGCACTGAACTGTCCGGAGATTCCGGTGGGTTGCGGTCGTATCGTCACCGGCTGTAGGGTGGTCTCGCTGACAGGGTCCCGCCTTGATGGATCACGATTGAGTTTCCTTTCCTCGCGTGTATGCCAAGGCGGGGCCCGCTTTTTGCTTCCGGGCTCCCTGGTGTGCTAGACTTGGCTGGTCAGCCAACGAGAGGACATGAGTTATGCCGAAAAAGGACTGGGTCAAGAACCCCCCGAAGTGCGATGGGTGTGGCGCCACCATCCGCCCCCCTCGCTCCTCTGAGGAGGTGTTCCCCGGCACCGCCCCTTACGGAGGTAAGGGCCTCTGCAACCGCTGCTACCGGGCAAAGAAGAAGGAGTCTTCGGACAGCGTTCGGGTCGACTGGACGGTGCCTCAGCACTGCCGAACCTGCGGTCAGACGATGCGCCCTGCGCGGGCTGTGGCTGCTGAGTGGCCGAACACTCGGATCTACTCGGGTGAGGGGCGCTGCTCGTTCTGTGCTAAGGAGTCTCGCAAGCCTGGTCCGACCGTTCGTGAGCTCTTCGAGCAGGGTCATCCTTGCATCGAGCTTGCCCCCATGCCGTCTAACCGGCGTACCCTGCCCTGGTGAAAGGAAGTGCCATGCTGTATCTGCTTGTCTATGGTGAGAAGAACGCCCCTGAGGTGGACGTGATCCTATGCGACAACCACCCGGATCGAACCAGTGACGGGACTCTCATTTTCAAGAATGAGGGCCAGCCTGATTTCTACGTGTATCCGGGCGACTATCTGTCTATCCAGCACGCCTACTTCGGGGGCAAGGAGGCCCGGCCGTCGTTCCTGTTCGACATCCGCGAGGGCTCTCCAAATAATGAGGGCGCGTCCATTACCTACCCGGGAGATGTGCAGTGAGTGTCTTCGGTAATCATGAGGCCGCACTGGTGGCATCCATGGACTGTGCCGTGGATGATCTCCTGGATGCACTGAACGATGCTGACCAGCTGGGGGCCTGGAGTATTCCCGCACACCGGCGTGACGCCAATCAGGATGAGGCTGTGATCCGTGTTCAGGAGGCCCAGGAGGCTGCCGAGGAGTACATGCAGCTGTTCATCACTGACAGGTACGGCATGGACTCTGTAGTCCAGTTGGAGACGGGGGTTCTGCGATGAGTGAAGATATTGTGCGTAAACTCGATTGGGCCGCCCGGGACCTGTATCTGTCGGCGCGCTGGTGCGATTCCTGTGAGCGAATGGGTGTCGCCGACGACCTTCAGGATCAGGCTGAGCGTGAACTCATCAATGCCCGTAACAGGCTAGAGGATTTCGTGGGGGATATGCTCGCCTCCTATGGTGTGCGAGCCGACGTTGAACTGCATAGGATTGAAGTCGATGGCATGGAGTAGGAACTCTCGTCGCCGCAAGGAGCTACCCAAGGACTGGGCGAAGATCAGGTCCTCAGTGCTTAAGCGCGACGGCGGGCTCTGCGTGTTCTGCGGTAGCAGGGCGAATCAGGTGGACCACATCTTCCCGGATGGCCCGCATGTCCCCGACAACCTGAGGAGCCTATGCCAGCACTGCCATATGGCCAGGACGCAACAGCAGTCTGTGGAGGCGCGTAAGCGTCGCTATACTGGCCGCAATAAGGCTCGCGGCCCTAGGCCGAAGAGTAAGCACCCCGGATACTTGTAGGAGACGACGATGGGAGTTAAGGGGCCAATCCCGAAGCGCAGCACGGAAGGGCACCGCACCACGCAGGCCAGGAAGCTTGATGGTGGAGTGGAGCCCGTGAATGTGGTTGCCGAGCAGGTCAAGCCGCCGAAGCCTGACCCCGATTGGCACCCCATTGCGAAGAAGCTGTGGAAGGCCGTGGAGCAGTCCACGTTCACTCGCTACTACGAGCCGTCGGACTGGATTGTCCTCTACTCCACCTGTGATGACCTGTCGAGCTACAAGATGCAGGAGCGCAGGTCTCCGACGATGCTCGCCGCGGTGAACACCATGCTCACTAGCCTCCTGCTCACCGAGGGGGATCGGCGTCGCGTCCAGATTGAGATTAACCGCGTGGACGAGAGTGAGGCTGAGTCTGCTGGCGTAGTGGCTCTTCAGGCGTGGACGAAGGCGCGGGCCGCGAAGTGACTGATACGCTCCCCGCACCCCGGGAGCGAACCGACACGCTCCCACTGGAACTTCCCGAGAGGACCCTCGGGTATCACGCTGCTGCATGGATGATGGACAACCTCGTTCAGCCGAACGGCCCGCGGGCTGGGCAGCCGTTCATCCCGACGGATAGGCAGATCGAGTTCCTTGCGCATTTCTATGCCCTGAATCATAAGGGTGGGTTTACGTATAGGCAGGGAATTAGAAGGTTAAGTAAGGGAAGTGGCAAGAGCCCGTTCGCTGCCGCACTGTGCTTGTTTGAACTGCTTGGCCCATGCAGGTTTGACGGGTTTGATCGTCATGAGCCGTTTGGTGTGCGAGCGAAGCCCATGAGCATGCCGCTGGTGCAGATCGTGGCTACGTCGGAAAGTCAGCCGCTCGCCCTCAGCACCAAGGTGCCCATAGTGGGCGGCTGGAGCACTGTGGGCGACTTGAATGTTGGTGATATGGTGTACGGTAGTGACGGTCAGCCGACTCCTGTACTGGGGAAGACGCGTGTCTTCACTGACCGTAAATGCTATCGCGTCGAGTTTGATGATGGCACTACTGTGACGGCCGATGCTGGCCATGGGTGGACTGTTGAGCGTCGCCGACCTCATGGTGACGGTTTTGATGTCGCTACGCTGACGACTGAGGAGATTGGCGCCTACCTGTCAGGCGGCAAAAACCGCAGCATTCGCATCCCCGTCATCCCTCGCCATGGCGGCCAAAAGGCGCCTTCCGCCATCTCCCCATACATGCTGGGCTACTGGCTTGGCGACGGGGATCGTAATGGGTCTACATTCGCCATTAACTGGGCGCACAAGGATGAGATCGCCGCGATCTTCAAGGGTGAGCTGGAGTGGTGGGATGACCTAAGGGTTGACCATGCGAAGAAGAATGAGGGGCGCATCTACGTCCGTCGCCACCGCAATATGTGCCCGCGTGGGCACTCGTACGCTGAAGGCGACCCGAATCGCGCCACGAGCAGTAGCGGCCATCCCATGTGCCTGAAGTGCAACAAGGGTAAGCGCGAAGGAATGAAGGATGTGAAACTCCTATCTTTCCGCGAGCGCCTGCGTGAGCTCAATGTGCTCGGCAATAAGCATATTCCAGATGCGTACATGCGTGCATCCTATGAGGATCGGCTGGCGCTACTTCAGGGGCTTGTGGACTCTGACGGAACCGTTTCCGAAAAGGGGATGGTTAGGTTCAGCAACACCAACGCTCGCGTGTTGATGTCGTTCATTGAGCTTGCGGAATCTCTTGGCCAGAAGTGTTTCGTGCAGATTGGCGATAATGGGTCGCGTGTGGTTACGTTTGTTCCGCAGCCGGGTTTTCCGGCGGCTCGGCTTGCGCGTCATGTCGCTAGGCTTCCGCGTGAACGCAGACAACTTTCAGCGTATCGGCGCGTCGTGGCGGTGAAGGCTGTGCCATCGGCGCCGGTGCAGTGCATCCAGATCGGCACGAAGGACCATCTTTTTCAGGTTGAGAGCGGTGTCCTTACGCACAATACCGCTAACACTATTCGTATGGTGCGTGCTTTCTGTCAGAAAAAGGGGCATTTGGCGCGCAAATATGATCTTGAGGTTGCGAAGACGTTTATTGAGACTCCTGGTGGCGGGAAGCTTCAGCAGATGACGTCGTCTGCGCATTCGATGGAGGGTGGTGAGGTTTCGTTCGTTGTGGGTGACGAGCTGGAGCACTGGCTGCCCGCCCAGGGCGGTCCGGCCATGTTGCAGACGATTCAGCAGAACGCTGCGAAGATGGGCGGCCGTTTCATGGGTACCTGTAATGCATGGGTTCCTGGCGAGCAGTCGTCTGCGGAGGCGATTTTTGATGCGTGGTGTGATCAGGAGGATGGCCTTACTCGTGGTAAGACGAAGATTCTCTATGACGCACGGATTGCTCCACCGAACACGGTGCTGACGGATGAGCCGGAGGGGGGGCAGGTTGGTCTCACGGAGGCCCTGAAGTATGTTTATGAGGACTGCCCGTGGGTTAATCTGGAGTCCATCAAGGAGCAGATCTGGTCGCCGGAGTATCCGGAGTCTAGATCTATCCGCTTCTTCTTGAATCGCCCGAATGCGGCTGAGGCGTCGTGGGTTACCTTGGAGGAGTGGACTCTCCTTCGTAAACCTGACCGTGAGGTGAAGAAGGGTGAGCCTATTGTCATGTTCTTCGACGGCTCCAAGAGCAACGACCACACCGCCCTCGTGGGCTGCTGTATGGAGGATGGGCACATCTTCAAGATCGGGCACTGGAAACCTGAGGGTGCGCTGAAGGTCGTGAATGTTGCTGCCGTTGATGCGGCGGTGCGGAAGGCGTTCAACGACTATGACGTGGTTGCGTTCTGGGCTGACGTGCGCGAGTGGGAGTCGTTCACTCGTACGGCGTGGCCGGAGGAGTTCGGCGAGAACCTGATCCTCCCGGCGGTGCGTGGCGGCATGTCTGCGTCCCCGATCGCGTGGGACATGCGTTCGCACGCGTACCAGTTCGCTGAGGCTGCGGAGACGGCGTTCACGGAGATTCAGCAGCAGACGTTCACTCATGATGGTGATTCAGCACTGGGTGAGCACGTGTCGAACTGTCGCGTGAATGAGTTCAAGGGTCGCTGGTCCGTGAAGAAGGAGTCCCCTAAGTCGTCGAAGAAGATTGATCTTGCTGTGTGCATGATCGGCGCTAGAATGCTGTATAGGCACGTGAAGGCTTCCAAGGAGTGGGCCGACCGCTGCCGCCCCGTTGGAGAATGGAGCATCCTGTTTTGAGTTTCGAGAAGATGGTGAACGGCTTCGACTATGGGGGTATGCGCCCTCAGTCGTTTGAGTCGTACTATGAGCAGACTCGTCGCCTGGATGCTCTAGGTATCAGCATTCCTCCTGAGGCGCGTGTCCTGGAGATTCAGGCCCCGTTCGCGAAGATGGCCGTGGATGTGCTAACTGAGGTTCTTATTCCGACGGGGTTCATCATCGGTGATGATGAGCGTGAGGATGTGCTTGATCTTCTGCGGTCTACGTGGCAGAAGAATGACATGGACTCTCAGTTCAATCTCGCCGCCTCGGAGGCGATTGCTGCGGGTTCGGCGTTCTGGATTGTGGGCCGCATCAAGGGTGAGGATCACGCTTCTATCCGCGCTGTGGATAACCGGCATGCGGCTGTGCGCATGGATGCGTTCGGTTCCACCCTCGAGGGTGTCTGCGTGTACCGGACGGATGAGGGTAAGGCGGCGACCTATTACACGCCTGAGCGGACCGAGTTCTATAAGCAGCTTGGTGGCCGGTGGGTTTCGGACGGCCATGAGCCCGCCCCGCATGGCATCAGCATTGTGCCGATGTTCAACAAGGCGCGCCTTGGTGACCGGTATGGGCGCTCTGATCTTCAGGAGCTCCGTAAGGTCATTGATGCTGCGTCCAGGACTCTGACGAACCTTCAGGTGGCGCAGGAGGTGTCTGCGATGCCTCTGCGGTTCCTGATTGGTGATGGTGCGGCGCAGATGCTCGCCAATCAGCAATCCCGCGGCGCTAAAGACGGCCAGTTCGGCCGCGGCGGGGCTATGCAGGCCTACGCTGGTTCTCTGCTTGCACTCCCCAGTGATGGTGACGCGAAGCAGCTGTCTGGCATGAGTCTGGATACTTTCGTGTCCGTGTACCGCACCTACGCCCTCCAGATTTCCGCGATGACAGGCATCCCGCCGTCGATGATGGGCGTCGCCTCCGACAACAACCCCACGTCCGCTGAGGCTCTTCGTGTCGCTAAGGACCGTCTCCTCGCTCGAGCGGAGTGGAAGCAGCGGCAGTTCTCCGACGCCCTCGAAAAGGTGGCCCGTCTCGTGGTCGCCATGGATGGCCAGTCCACCGACGGGCTCGAGGCCCTTGAGGTGATTTGGGCGGACGCCGCGGCCCCGTCTACGAGCGCCCAGATGGCTACCGCCATGCAGGCACAGTCGCAGGACATTATCTCCTCTGAGACGGCCCGTGAGTTCATGCGACTGTCTCCGGAGCAGCTGCGTCGCGAGGCTGAGAGGGATGAGGAGCGTCAGGAGATGGGTGGCCTGACGGTCGACAAGTACATGAACCCCGAAGAGGGGAGACTGGGGGAGGACCCTGATGAGGATAGTGAGGAGGGCCCTGAGGAAGGGCGCACGCAAAGCCAGGAGGAGCCTGTTCCCCAGAAGAAGGCGAAGAAGGCGGTGACTAGGTGACCGAGGCGGTCTTCCGTAAGGTGATGGACCTGGTGGTGCGCATCTTTATCGCGCGCTCCCAGGACGTCATCACAGCCGCTCAGGCGACCCCTGGGACGACGGTCGCATCCTTGGCTGACTCCCTATGGGATGTGGCGTTGCAGGCACGCAGGCAGGCTTGGGCTGCCGCCGTCCTGTTCATGCGTGGGCAGGCCCGCCGCCACGGCGCTGACGAGGCGTGGGTGCCCGGTATCCCCGGCTACTCCAAGGTCGCCGTCCGCGACGCCATTCGCGAGGCCGGCGCAGGGAGGCTCACCCCCGAATCGGGTAAGCGGCTACAGGCCATCCTCGCCAGGCATGTTGAGTCCGCTGCCCGCCAGACGGTCGCGGATGCTGTGGACTACTCCCCCAACAACGCGGAGCTCCTCGACGACCCCGCCGACATTGAGAAGAACCTGAAGGACGTCAGCGACAAGGCCCGCGAGGAGATCACTCGAGAGGTCCACAGGGAACAGGCTAAGCGCCGCCCCAGCCAGGATTGGGGTGAGATGTTCGATGAGCTCGCCAACCGGGTTGACAGGGCGATTGATGAGATTCAGTCCGATGGTGTTGCCCGGCGCGCGAAGATTGAGCATCTCCCTGAGCTGGAGCCTGTCCCCATGGCGGACCGCCTGGATAAGCGGGGCAGGGTTATTGCTCGCCCGTTTGCTTTCGCCCGGGTGGTTCACCACAGCAAGGATGGTCCCCGTGGATTCTGTGGTCTTCCTGCTTTTCCTCATCATTTCGATTGGGGTGCTGGCATTGTTGCGTTTGCGACAGCAGGAAACGACTGCCACCACGCAGTTTGTGCGCAATCTCTCGCACGAACTCAAGACGCCGATAGCTGTGGCGCAGGCTGCCCACGAAGCCTTGTTGGATTTTGGTGCCGATCAGGATGCGGAGCGAAGACAACAACTGCTGCGCACCTCGCAGCGACAAATCGGGCAACTGCAACAACTGGTCACTTCGCTGCTTGATGCCCTGCGCCCTCAGCCACAATGGCGCAAACCGCAGTATGAAGGCTTGGTGGTGGAAGAACTGCTCTTGCAACTGCAAGACGAACACGAACTTGGGCACGACAAACCAGTGAGCATATTCCTAGATGTTCAACCGAATGATTTGAACTTTTCGACCGATCGGCAGATGCTGCGCGATGTGCTCAACAATCTGATAGACAATGCCGTCAAATACTCTAAAGAAGAAGCCGTGGTGGACCTTCGAGTGTGGCAAGATGAGGCTGCGCGCGCGGTCATCATCGAGGTGGCAGATCAGGGGGTGGGCATCGCTGCGTGCGATTTGCACAAAGTGTTCCGAAGGTTTTATCGGGTGGAGCAGGGCGATTTGCACACAGTGCGTGGTTATGGGCTTGGGCTCTATCATGTGGACTGTCTGGTGCGGCAACTCGGTGGTCGCATCAGTGTGCAGAGTGAGGTAGGGCAGGGCAGTTGCTTCCGTGTCGTGCTTCCTCTCGATGCAGCAGCGCAGACTTCTTGACTTCTGCCGACGATGGTGTGGAAAACAGCACCGATTATATGCTTAAACCCCAAAATCAAGAACGAATAGCACTATTGCGGTCTAATGACCGATTTGGGTTAAATCTCTCATGAATGTTATGAAGAAATCTCGTATTCTCATCGCTGAAGACGAACGCGATTTGGCAGGTATCCTCCGTGATACGCTCGTCACCCTCGATTTTGCCGTAACCCTAGCGCACGATGGGGCTTCGGCACTGGAGGCTTATGCGACAGAACGTCCGGACTTGTTGGTGACAGATGTGATGATGCCAGTGATGGATGGTTTCTCCCTGATCAAACAACTGCGACAGGTGGATGCGCGACTGCCCATCATCGTGCTCACTGCGCGCACCGACACGGACGATGTGGTGCAGGGGCTGCAACTGGGGGCGAATGATTATCTGCGCAAGCCCTTTTCGATGCGCGAACTCGTGGCGCGCATCCAGGCATTGCTGCGACAGTTTCCTCCCCAGTCAGAGAGGGAAAACGGAGCAGTGACTGAGGCTTTGCACCAAGGAGCGATGGTGGAGAAGGGAGATAACGTAAATCATGTCGCAACTGTGGAAAACTCTAGAAAAATGTTGTGCTGCGGAGCCACTACGCTCTATCCTTCGCGTGGGTTGTTGCAGGCAGCAGATGGCACAGAGCAACCCTTGACACAGCGCGAAGCGGAGATATTGCGACGCCTCTTTGCGCATCCTAATGAGATAGTGGAGCGACATGGCTTGTTGCTCGATTTGTGGGGCAGCGATACGCCTTACAATGCTCGTTCTCTTCACGTTTTTGTGTCGCGATTGCGCACAAAATTGCTTGCTGATGCTCAGCTGTCTCTGCGCAATGTGCATGGGCAGGGATATCGCCTTGTAGTGGAGGAGAATTAAAGAGGGAGTAGAGGGGAAAATATGCTGATTTTTTTGTAACTTTGCGCCACTGTCTTTGGCTGGCTGAGGCTTTGTCGAAGATGAATGACATTGAATCCTCCCTAACCTCCTCATATCCCGCACTATGTCCCAAAGATGGTCCTCCACTTTGCAAATCTTGAAGCCTACGATTACCCCAAACACCTATGCGATGTTTGTGGGACACATGAAGTGTAGCCAAGAAGATGAGCACATGTTGGTGCTGGAGGTACCCACTGCGGCTTTTCGCGATACGATGTTTAAGGCGATGGGGCAGCAGTTGCGCGATGCTGTGTTGCAGGCGTGGGGGGCAATGCCCAGTGTGAAGTGGGTGTTCACCGATATGCAGGCGAATCCTGAACTCTCAGGGCAAGGGGCTGGCGGAGCAAGCGTGGTGCGTGCTTCGGGACCGGTGGCAAAACTGACGCATGTGGCACAGCCCACGAATTTTGATTCGCATCTCATCGAAGCCTACACGTTTGATAGTTATTGCGAGGGTATCAGCAATCGTGCAGCGGTGAACATGGCGCGCGCTATGGCTGAGAATCCCGATGTGCAGACCTTCAACCCCTTCTTCTTGTATGGACCTTCGGGGGTGGGCAAGACACACTTGGTGAACGCGGTGGGCAATGCCGTGCGTGAGAAATTTCCTGACCGCCGTGTGCTCTTCGTCTCGGCTCGCAATTTCCAAGTGCAGTATGCCGATGCAGCAATGGCAGACCGCAACAACAGAAATTCCACGGCTATCAATAGCTTTATCCACTTCTACCAAAGCATTGATATGCTCATCATCGACGATTTTCAAGAAATCAGCGGTGAAAAAACACTCAAGGCTTTTTTCCACATCTTCAACCACTTGCATGCCAATGGTCGCAAGATGCTGTTCACCTGCGATCGTTCGCCAGCAGAGTTGAAAGGATTGGAAGAGCGCATTCTCTCGCGTCTGCGTTGGGGAATTACGCTGCCTTTGGATCAGCCCGACACGCC